CCGTCTATCTTGCAGTCCATATGGCCCAGTATACCATCTACGTTCACTTCTTTTTGTTCTGAAGTAACTTTATGGCCTGCCATTCGGACTAACATCAAAACTATTTCTTCTAGGATATGTCCATAAAGAAACTTGATTTGTGTTGAGCCGCTAACGACATGAGGGTCTGAGGTGTTTTTGCTTTCGTACCACAGCTGTCGTAAAGGTCTTCCAATGTTAGACATCCGAAGTCTAAAACTGTTCTCAACTTCTCGTGGTTTTGACCAAGCAAGTATGCTTTCTTTCATACGCGAAAGAGTTAAGTCTAGTTCTTCTTCAGAAATATTTAATGCTTCTCCAGATGAAAGACCTTCGAGGCTAGAATAAATATCCTGAATAAGTGTGTCTAAAGTTTTCATTCTGATTCCACTTTAACTTGATTAATAACCTGACGGGCTTCTTCGACAGAACACTGAAACCATTCGCCTTGTTGGTTGAATTTAGCAGCAAGTATTTGATGTGCTTGAGACTCTGATGCTCGACGATCATTTACTTTACAAAAGAATTGTAGCTCATAATCACGAAAAGGGCTAGAGGTTTGATAACCTTTTAGTCTGTCCGTTGCATCTACAGCCATTCCGACCTTCACCCATCCTTTGAACGCAGGATTAGTAATAATATATACTTCACCTTCTTTTGAAGACTTGTAGTTTTCTAAAGAACTAAAAGCTGCTTCTTCAAAGCCTTTGTAGCGTCCCGGTTTATGTAAAGGATGTGTCATAGGAATATACTTACCATCTACCCACATCCTTTTTGGATTGTTTCTTTTGTGGGTTTCGATGTTTTCTAAGACTCTACAAACTTTACAATGACTTCTAAATGTTTCCTTGTATTTATGAAAACTATTTAAAGGTAGGGTTTCTTTGCACTTTGTACATTGTTTAGTCGCTTCTGCCACGTATAGTTCCTTAGTGTGTGTCTGCCCAGTTGTTTCCAACATTGTACTCTCCTGTTAGTTCACATTTCAAGTAAAAGTCTTTGCCAGCCTGTTCAATTGCGGCAACACCTAACTCACCTACCTTGTCTGCTACGTCTTTGTGCGCTTCTATCTGCCATTCATCGTGGACGTTGGCAACAAAATGTGCGTCTAAGTCCTTGATACTTTCTTGCAGGTTGACTAGCGCCTGCTTCATAACAATAGCACCAGCACCTTGTAGCAAAGTATTTAGTGCGGCGTGTTCAGAGCGAACAAATAACTTGCGTTTGTCTAGCCCTTTGAGGTAGCCCCTCTTAGCTGCTCTCGATACTCTGTCTTTAAGAACTTTAAATGCAGGGAGATTATCGAAGAAAGATTGTCTAAGTCGTCCACCATCGTTTGCGTCTCCTCCAACCACTGACCCAAGCTTTGCATCTCCTGCTCCGTATAAGAGTGCATAGATGAAAGTTTTAGCCTGAGGTCTTGATTCAAGTCCTGCAGCCATTTGATTTGCTGTGTGTATGTCTCCGTTGAGAAGTTCATAAGTAAAGTCCTCATCATCCATATAGTGAGCCAACATGCGTAACTCTAGTCCGCTGGCATCTATACCTACTAATCTGTAGTTATCTTCAACTGTCCAACATTCTCGACACTCTTTGCCGTAAGGACTGCTTGTACTTGGGACTTGTGCCATGTTGGGGCTGCTGTGTGTCATGCGCCCTGTTACTGCGCCGTTAGTATTTACAAAGCCGTGGATGCGTCCATCGTCTTCCATCTCTTTAAACCAAGAGTTTATCTGAGCAATGCGCTTTTGCAGCATCAAATACTCAGCGATGACAGCAGCCTCAGGTATATTTTTTATTTGCGATAATACTTTTTCATCAACAATTGGCTGTCCCGTGGGCGTAAATTTTGTAGGCTTCCAACCAAACTCCACGAGATATTCTCCAATCTGTTTGCGAGAGCCAAGGTTAAAAGGTTCAGAATCACGACGAACAAGATTATCATTCGGATTCTCACACGCTTTTTGGTACTCTTCATCAGACAGTCTGACCTTTTTGGTTTCGCCTTTGACTTGCGCCATTTTAGAAACCTTACCTGCCTTGGTCATTGTTGGGACCAGAGTAATAAATGTTTCGCGTGGCTTGAATGTTTTGTGCACACGCTTTTCGGCTTTGTCAATCTTTTCGTTTAGTTCTGCCAGAAGACTCATCGCATGTTGTTGATCTAGCTTGAATCCTCTTTCACGTTGTGCGTTAAGAATACGGTACACATCGTGTTCTAGTTTTATTGCTCTAGGACTAAAGCCATTTGCTTCTGCACGAGAAAGATGACGATAAACTTTGTAGTTGAGAGACACGTCCTGCTTGCAATACTTTAACATCTCAGGCGTGTAGTATTCAAAGTTGTCGTACTCAATCTTTCGATGACGTAACCTGTAGCCCCAGCCTTCAAGACCGTGGCCGCCTTCTCGTGTTGGATTGAACAGTCGAGAAAGCACAAGCGTATCTACAATCTTTATGTTGCCATCATCCAGATCGACACCCATAAGATTTTTAATCACAGGTATATCATACCCTAAAATATTATGGCCGATTAGTTTGTCTGCGTTTTGTAGAAGTTTAACTCCTTTATCTATACAGTCAGGACCGTACTCGTAGACCTTTCCGGTTTCTGTATCCATTGCAACTAAACAAAAAATCTTTGTTGGCTGCAAACCATTTGCTTCAATGTCAAAGACATAAGCTGTCATATTTCATCTCCAAACTCATCAATCATAGTATCTATATCTACTTCTGATAAGCGTCCGGTTTCTTTGTCGTAAAACAAGTGTGTTGCAAGTCCGACATCGCCTGTGTATCTAGACTTCAGTACACGTACTTTAGTTGTACATGCAACCATAGGATCGTCAGACTGTTGGTTACGCTCTAAGCTTATCACACAATCGCTTAGTTGCGCAATAGATTGAGACCCACGTAAATGATTTAGTGCTGTCTCGATACCATTCTCGTGACCTCGATCACCTTGTGTACGCCGCAAGTGTGAAACAAGAATCATTCCACAGCCCGTCTCTTCTACGAGAGTTCGAAGTCTGTGCATGATCATGTCAATAGCTTTACGCTCGTCGGGATCATCAGACAAAAGAACTAGCATATGAAGGTGGTCAAGAACTATCCACTTACAATCACAGCCAATGATCATGTATCGCAACTTGCTGAATACACTTTCAAGGTCGTTCATGCCAAGGTGACCATACACCCACACACGATCTTTGTTGTCGCCGTCAAACATTTGGTGGTGTATCTGGCGAAGGTCGTCTTGATCAAAAAGATTACGAACACTGTCGAGGTGCAGTCGGGCATCGGCTTCAATAGAAAGTATACCGTCGATTGTACGCTGCCAGTTTTCTTCGAGGGCCATAACACCCACATTATCTTTAGTCTTTTTGATCAGCCAGTGTTCCAGTTCTCGTGTGACACTAGACTTACCAAGGCCGGTACCGCCCGTCAAAGTAACTAACTCGCCTGCACGTAAGCCCTCAAGCTTTTCATTGAGACCTTTCCACGGAAAAGGGATAGAGTCTTTGCGTGTACGTTGCAAATAGTTTTCGACATTTTCTGAAACATTAAGGACACCCGAAGGTGTATAAAGCTTGGCGTTCCACCAGTGATGTACAAAAGACTTGTGTTGTCCACCACGCAACATGTCGTTAGCGTCTTTGTAGTCTACCGGAAGCTCCATAATTTTAGCTTTGCCGGGCCTTAAAAGCTTTGCGACTTTCTTTGCAGCGTCACGACCATGCTTGTCGTTGTCAAAACAAATAATAATATTATCGAAAGATTCTAGAAACTCTAGGCTATCCTTCACATCACGATCTGCTGACTGTGCGCCATTGCGAATAGATACTACAGGCCATTGCGACCCCATCAATTCGTAGGCTGACATGGCATCTACTTCACCCTCGACAAGAGTAATGTATTTACCACCGGATTGAAAAAGCTGTTGACCGAAAAGGCCAGCACCTTTGTTGGTTCCTGTCCACAAAAAATTCTTATCGGGCTTGCGAATCTTAGAACCAATCTGCTCGTTGCCAGAATAGTAAGGATATACATGCTCAACAATCTGGCCTGTTGAATCTTTAACAGAGCGAACTCTGTATTTCTTTGCGGTTTGTAAGCTGATATTTCTATCAGATAGTGGGTAAAACTCTCCGTGATTTGTGTTCATGGGTGCCTTCTGAAAGTTAGTAATAGAAGTCACATTGTTTTCCTGTTTAGGTTTTGGAGTAAAAACTCCGCAGCTAAAACATTTGACAGACCCGTCATCGTTCATAGCTGCGCAGTCAGAACCCCCACACTCAGTGCAGGGGATGTGAGTTTGAACAAAAGACATATTAGTCCTCTTCTGGTTCAGCTTCCTCTTTTGTGACAATAGCTTCTTCAGTTAGAAACTCTTGTACTTTTGCGTGTAGCGCAACAGCTGCAGCTTGTGCGATAACCATACGGTCTTCAAGACCTCGCACATCTTGCTCTGCCACCACTAAAAGTTGGAAGGCCTTTTGGCCCTCCGGAGCTAAAGATTCTACATTGTATGTAGTACCTTCGTGAACATAAGTAATGCTCATTAGATTTCATCCTCCTCTTCTTCGATATCAAACTCAGCACCGTCGGGTGCATCGTACTCTACAAGATCTAAAACTTGCATAGCTTGAAAATCCAAGCCACGAAAGTCCTGACCATTCCATTGCGTTTCCCATTCTTTGTACTGCACTTTTACATGGGAACCGTTACCAACTGTTACGTTGATTTCACGCTTGCTCTTGTCATAAAGCTTTGGTGCCTCACGAATCATACCACGAGGACCATCAACTTTACGCTTGATGATAAGCGCTGGACCTTCATCCATGTCTTTTACAGTAAAGCCACGGTTGCGGAAACTGTCAGCTACCTCGTCATCGACTACGAGGTTAACAGAATACGCTGGTGTGTACTTAGTGTTTGGTGTGGTAACAAACGACCAGTACGCTCTGCCTTCAAGAACTGCCATATTTTATCTCCTATATAGATAATTAATAAAGTTTGGTATTTGTCTGAGGATAAAATCCTCGTCTAGTTCGACACCTTGATCGACTGCCTCCATCTTAATCCATGTCTGCATCAATGTCAAGGCCTCTTCCGCTGGTAAATGTACGCCCAGCATCATAGCGAATGCACGGGCAATTACATCTTCTATTAGCTCATCATGTGTTAAATCGTTGTATTCATACACCTCGCTCTCACTCTGTTAGGGTTGCTGTTAAGAGAGTATTAAGTTTAACAGTATCTAAAAGATAGTTAAACTCTTCTGCTCCCAAGTCTGAAGACATTGTAATAGCGCCATCTGTTTCTGTCAAGAGTATAAACGTACCCTGCGCATTATTACCAACCTCTTGATTAATTTTATCTACAGCCCTTTCAATCTTTTCAGAAAGACTAAGCTCTGTAGTTTTAGATTTTCCAAAATCTCCTGTTACAACCTTCACGAGTTTACTTCTTCTATTAAACGGTCAATGTACCACTTACACTTTCTAAGATCTTCAATGGGTTTACCCTTGTAGTCATAGCGCCATAGATACTTGAGGGCATTGCCCTTGAGGTAACCTCGAAACTCATTTTCAGGCATTGAAGCTTTGATTGCTTCAATAGCCTCAATAGCTCCTTTGTTGTAGTGGTCTGGTCTTGTCACAGGATCAGCGGGCTTTCGAATAGAAAGCTCATTTAGTTTTCGAATAGCGTCCCATTGGTCGGGACTTGCACTATCTATAGACATTAGTATTCTCCTTCACGAATTTTCTGTAGGATTTCATAGGTCTGTTGATAACTCAAATTCAAAGCTTCAAGACCTTTAAGTATTGCACCGTAGTCAGGGCTTTCGCTGCAGTAAATATTCATAAACACAAGGTCTGAAATAATTGCTTCAACATCGGTTGCTTCAAGCATAGTTCCTCCTAAATTATATTTACATATTCATCATTGATAATTGTTTGTACGTGTATATAACCTTCAGGCCAGTACGTATACGACTCTTTGAGTGCCTTTGCTGTTCGATGTACTGACGCTTCAAAATGTTCAAACATTCCTAGCTCTTCTTTGTAGTACCAGAACGGTATGCGTAACACTGGCTCCGCTGGTCCGTGTTGCTCGTAGTACACAATGATCTCAGCGTCGTTACCTACAGGTCCATCGTTGCCAAACATTTCTGCATGTTTGTTATTTGGTTGTTTCATAAAGACATCCTCATATTAGCATCTGCATGTCGCTGTTCATCTGCCCTGACGTACTGAATCATTGTTGATAAAGTAGCGCTCGGCCCTAACGCATAATACATTCGAGCAGAATATGGACAAAGAACATCTTCTACTTGACCGCTTTTCACCATCTCAAGATATTCTGTATAACTATTAACTGCTTCTTGTTCGAAGTATGCTACCATACGATGCGCCGTTTTGGAAGAGCAAATGTACAGCACTAGGTAAAAATGCCAGAAAATAAATTGGGCTGCGGTAATCAAAAACCTTTCAAACGCATTGGGCTGTGCAATCTCTAAGAAAAACATAAGGTGCATACGCTCGTTCTTAGCTTCTTCAAGCATCTGATTTATGTAGGGGTCATAGCCCCGTCGAAGCCGCCGTAAACTTTTGAGGTGTAGCATCATGCCAGCCACCATAGCTGGAACAGCCGCTACTGTTTCAAGAACTACAGCACGATGCCCGTACCTTTTTGCAAAGAAAGTATCTGCTGTCCATTTAAAAAAGCTCGTCATGCTGCGAGCAAAAAAGTCTTTCATCTATATCTCCTTTAATATTGCTACACTTAACATAAAAAACGATATGCCGTTTAACATTATCAAAGCCCTATCTCGCCAGATGACAGACACCCAAGTCCACAGGGCTATCCCCACTGTCCCAAACAGTAAATCATATATACGGTACTCTGGCCCAGCAGACCTCAAGGCCAAGCTACAAAGCACTACAACAGATGCTATCCATTTTAAGTACCAATCAAAGTTATCAGGATACCAATTCCTATCGGGTTTGTTGCGACCCAGAGCGCGAACTGCTGGGTCTCCTCGTCCTTCATTGCTCATTATAAATCACTAGGCCAAGCAAGAGTTAAATCAGAT